AGGTATACTGGCTGGACTCCTCCGGCAGGCTCTCCTGATAGATCGTCACCTGCCGGCCACCCACCAGGAAGGTCCGGGTCTCGGGATCCGTGGTGTCTGTGATATCGTCCTCCACCTGGACGGCTGTCACCTGGCAGCCGTGGACCGGCAGGTAATAGTCGTGGCTCGTGTCATCCACGTCAAACCAGACGGTCTTCTGGGGATTGATCCGGTTCTCCGGCTGGTAGCTGTCGCCTCCGGACCCGTCGGCACTCCGGTTGATGGAGATGATCGGAGTGTATACCGCGTCGGACTGTTCCACCTTGCCGTCGGAGGTCCACAGGAGCTTTTCTCCGGTGAGCACACCGTCGTTTTCGTCCAGGCGCAGATAGATGCCTTCTGCCTTGTAGTAGAGATATTCGTCAAAGGGGAAAAAGTCTCCGTGGCCGCTGCCGTTCAGACTGATCCCGTCCACAGTCTTTACGGTCACAGGCTCCTGTTCCGGGTCAAAGTACCGGATGCTGGACCCATCCACGTAGACTGTCAGCCCCCGGTACAGGCCCTTGTAGAACCATACGTCCCGTTCCCCGGTGCCGCCGGATACCACCGTCTCCTGTCCGCCTCTGGGCCGAAGCACCCCCTCCTTGTAGAGCATGTTCAGCATATCCGGGCTCTGGGAGCTCCCCACCTCACTGGGGTCGCTCCTCAGATTCAGCCCTCCGTAGAGGCTCCCGATGGACACAGAGCTCAGGCTCCTGGGGTCCGGCATTTTACTAAGCTTTACCTGCATATTTCCTCCTAATATTTACCGTCCCCTTCAGGGGAAGGGGGACCGCGTCAGCGGTGGAAGAGGCTTACTCCTGCATGAGTCCCTCCACCCCCATGACATCCGTCACATAGAAGTGCTCCGCACTCAGCCGCTTCCGCATGTTGGTCAGCCGATCGTCGTACTCGTTCCGGAGGGCCGCATAGGCGAAGGAGTCGTCCTGCAATACCAGCATAGCTGCCACAAAATACCCCGCCGCCATTTGGGCCTCCAGCGTTCCATCCAGCTCCAGGTCGTCGATGTCCGCTCCTGGAGCCGTGTCCAGCATCACCGGGTTTCGGTAGTACTCCAGGATCCCATCCCGCATAAGGTCATTCCGGATCAGCACCCGGTCCTTCCCGGCCATGTAGTAGCCCTTGATCCGGGTCATTCTCCCCTGCCGTACCACAGGGATCCCGTCCCCGGTCATCCTCTGGAAGTCCTCCGGCACCTTCACCGAGGTAAATCCGCCCGCCAGGGGCTCCAGGTCCTCATTCTTCGGCTCCATGACCCCTAGAAACGCCTGCCCATTGACCGCAATGTCTATCATCGCAGAGTTCAGGAGCCCTGGGATCCGAGCCATATAGTCCCCCTGGTCATTGTAATTTCCCAGCAGCTCTGCCCCATCCGCCGAAAACCGGTCGATGAGCTGCAAGACGAAATCCCGAAATTCATAGTATTTCACAGTTCCCTCCTTTTCCCCAGCAGCCCAGCTGGACTGCTGGGGAAGCGCACATTAGCCTACGTTCAGCTTTGCTACGCCGTAGCCCACAGGCAGCTTGCCCGAGTCCACCTCCACGACCTGAATGAGGGTATCACCGGAGGAAGCAGGCGCGAGCTCCATACCGCTGGTCAGCGTGCCAGTCCACTCTGAAGGGGTGATGGCCGTTCCATAGGTCACTTCCATCTTGCTGGTGCCGGTCTTATAGTACCAGGTGTTGCCGCTGGCAGCCTGAGGCGCTACGGTAACGATGGTCTTGCCCGCGGTGACGCTGGGAATGGAACCGACCTCCAGTGTTCGCAGCACGCCGCTGCCACCGATGTAATAGATACCGTCCACCTTGTTGTCCAGCACAAAGCAGTCGTAGATCAGGCGACCCTCCACCTTATAGCCGCTGATGCCGGGCGGATTGTCATGGATCTTATACTCCCGCAGCTGCTGAGGTGCCACGCTGGCATAGGGATGGGTCAGAATGCAGCTGCACCCCACCGGCAGCCGAGAGGAAGGCACCCGCTTGATCTGGACACCGTCCACCTCACCAATGACACCGCTGGTCAGCAGCTTCTGGGAGCTGTCGCCATAGCGTACAAAGGAAGGATCCTGCTTGAGAAGGTTTGCGAAGCTGTAGGAGCACACCGCCACTCGGCCTGCATCCGGTGCCATGTGGTCGCCCAGGTATTCCTGTGCCTTCAGGAAAAGCTCATAGGCGTTGTTCTTGGTGGGCTTGGTGGTGGAGAGGTTTCCCATAGCGCTGGCCTTAGCCGCCAGGGTCTCGAAGACGTAGGTGTCGTATTCGGGAATGCAGACCTCGTTGAGCTGCCGGGAAAGGGCCTTGTTTGCCTCCATGACCGCCTGGCTCTGGACCAGATCGCCTCGGTCGATAATAAATGTGAAGGACCGGTCCTTGGAGATCTCCAGCTTCTGTACGCTGGCCTGGAGATCAATGGCACTTCCGTACCGGTCAGCACCAGCCGTCTCCGGATGCCGTGTATAGTCGTACATGGGTGCCGTGGGCACGCTGTAGACATTGACGCTCCCCACGCCATCGAACTCGTAGGCGCTTCCCACCACGCCCGCTGCGAAGGACTCCCGCTGAAATCGCTCGTCCACCTTCGGGGAAAATTTTGTTGCCAGATTCATTGCCATATGCTTCACTCCTTATAAATTGGGCCTTTCGGCCAAGATCAACATGTTTTTTACGGATTGTTGCGTGCTTACCAATAGGGCTCGTCAAAGCCTGCCAGCATGGGATCTTCACCCTGAATACCGCCTCCGGAGACACCTTTTCTAATGGGTGCCAGTTCCGCAGCGCTCTGGTTCTGCTGATAGATCTGGTTCTGCCGCCGCAGCTCTGTAAGCTCCCGGCTGTTCTGCTCGCCCTCGTACTCCAGATAGGCCGCCAGCAGATTTTCCCCCTGTAGGTAGGCTTTCAGAACCGACTCCGGCAGCAGCCTGCCCGTCTGTTCCAGCTCAGGCCGCTTCTGCAGCAGCACCTTCAGGTCTTTGGAAAACTGCTCCTGGGAAGGCGGCGCAATATGCATCTCTTCCTCGGCCTTCGCCACACATTCCGTGTCTTTCTCCTGTAGTTCACCGCCCGCTTCCTGGATTTTTTCCTGCTTTGCCGCCGTCTGGAAGCCCTCTGTAGGCGCTTCCTCCGATGGGATGTCTGAGCTGTTCGCAAACAATTTTTCCTCCATGGTCTTTCCTCCTTTCTTTCATATTGGAACGCCTGTTTCAGACGTTAACCTCCGTTCATTTTCATGGAAATGCTCTTAGCCAACGCATTTTTCGCTCTGGTCGGCAGTGCTTCAAACTGGGCCTGCACATTGGAAGGCAGCTCCGATACCGCCTTGTCCTGGTCCAGACTGCCGCCTACAGTTTTGCCGCCGTCCTTAGGTGCTGCATTGATCTGCTTTTGAATACCCGCCATCTCTCGCTGCGCCTGACTGTCCGGCAGCGCAAGCCCGGCTGTCACGCCGTCCTGCCGCAGCTTCTCCAGCTTCAGCTTGTCCACCAGCTCCTGCTTTCTGGGGATCAGCTTATCCGGCACCCGCTCCAGGTAGTCAATGATGTCAATGAGCTGGGCCGAACGCAGATTGTCCAGGGTCTGCATCATGGCGATCTCGCTGTAAGCTGTGGCCGAACCCACGTCCACCCGAACATTCAGGAAAATTTTCTTGAGACGGGAAAAATCATAAAACTCCAGCACCCGTCGATTCTCGCTTTGGGTCTTCAGCATTCCCGTGTACTGGTTCATGACCGGCATTCCACTGGACAGATCCGTTGCAACCGTCTCCATGCTCCGACTCCGGGCAATGGGCCGCATACCGTAATAGGTTCCCATCATATCCAGCAGGATCTTTACGATCTCCTCACTCCACTCGTACATGCCAGCCCGAATATTTTCAAGGGGTACCTCCGCGTTAGACTGCATGACCATAATGGCGCTGGTGTTCTCTCCGGTCACATTGCCCAGCTGCACATCCGTGACCCCCAAACACTCCTTGGTGAAGGAGACCACCTGATTGATGACCCCAATGATCTGGTTCGACATATCCGCCGGTCCCAGATTTGCCGCCACCTGATTGATGGCTTGCCCTGGCTGCAAGCCGTGCACCGCAATACTCTGGCCGATCTCGTTGGACCACTGGCCGATCAGATCCCCATTGTATATGGTCTTTGGAAACGCCTCCAGCTGGAGATGCCGCATGACCATGGCGAACATGCTGTTGATAAAGATCTGGTTGGGAATGATCCCAGTGACCAGCGCCCTTCCGTGGTAGCAGTTCTTCTGCTTCTCCCAGTTGCCCCAGGCGATCGGATAGCAGCTCAGACCTGTGTCTACATCCTCGAAGATGCTGGCATTTCGGGTGCACTTGCTTACGTGGACCGATACGACCCGTTCCTTCACCATCTCCCCCATAAGGTCCGGCACCTTCCGTTCTGTGACCACCTTTTCATAGAGATAGATGTACATGCACTTGGCGTTCTCCTGGCCGCTGAGCTCCACCTTGCCGCCGCTGGCCACCTGCTGTCCCCAAGCCCCATCCGGCTGGATCCGGTCCGCCCCCGCCTGATCTCCTGGGTGCCGGGCAAGATACTCCTCCCGGAGATTCTGCACCGTGTCCCGACCGATCAGAAGGATGTAGGGCTGAGCCTGGGCATCGGCAATATTCGGATTCCCGAACATGACATTCACCCCATCCACCAGCTCCATTTGGATCTCTCCCCGATAGCCGCCCGATGCGCCTCCATAGGGCAGCGCATTTGCATCCCAATAGAAGTGTGCACAGTAGTCGCCTGTCTGGGCTCCATCAAACAGTGCCTCTCGGATCCGGTATTCCAGTTTGAGCTTCTCCAGGAGGTTGTTCACCTCCGCCTGGGCAAACTCCGTAGTACTGCTTCCGCTGGGATCTCCTGCGCCGCCGTCGTAGTAGGAAAGCGGCTCCAGATTCACGCTGATCCCTCCGCTGGTCACCTGAGATACCAGCACATTGGTCACACGCTTGATGATATTGAAGCTGGGCTTCGGCAGTCTGCTCATTGCCGGTGTCTGGGGCAGATGTACCCACTGATTTCCCGCATAGAACTCCGTATTGGTGTCCACCATGGTGTAGTAGTTGGGCGTCAGGCTGCTGTTGTACTGCCTGCCCTCCTCGTAGAGCTGGAACGCCCTGGTTCGCTGCTCTTTGTTCTTTCTGTTCAACTCTCAGTCCTCCTTTGTCCTGCCCTCATCCCGCCCGCAGGCGAAAAACCGTCCCCTTTAGGGGAAGGGGGACCGCCGTCAGGCGGTGGAAGAGGAACATGGTGCATTTTCTAGTAAGTACCCCTCGAAAATGTACTTCCCTATTTCCTCTTTCGTCAGGGCTTACGCCCTGCCACCTTCCCCAAAGGGGAAGGTTTAGTCGCTGCTCGGGAATGGGGTTCGAGCCTCATCTATACCTCTCCTCTGTCCCGCTCATCCCATAGGCCACATCTGCGTTATACTCCATCTGCATCCGAAACGCCTCCTGCTCCTCGATCAAGCGTCTGCGCTCCTGTTCGATTTCCTCAGCATTTCTCTCTTCCACACTGCATCCCGGCCTTTCCTCCCGAAAAAGTCCGCCCAGGCACAGCCCCAGCAAAAAGATCCCTGCCGACAGCAGTACCCCTGCCATTCCCATCAATAGCTCCATAGTCCCTCCTCAAATGTATCTCCATACATTCCGTAAGGATCGTAGCACCCCGGGGCTAAAAATACCTCCTCCGGCTCTTTTGGGGGCTGTTTTGGCTGCTGCGTACCTCCATAGGCGTACAGCAGCTTGGAAAGTGCCTGACTGCTGGCGTCCACCATATCGTCGTGCTTTCCTGCGGGAAATTCCGACCACTGCCGGAGGTAGTCCTCCAGCCATTCCTCCCCCTTGGGCAGGAACACATGTCCAGTCTCAATGGCCGGAGAGACTGCGTTCACC